CTATAAATACAATCTCCTAAAGGCTGAAGTTGCAGAACGCATCCACGAGCCTCAAGGACATCAAGAATCTCCAGATCGTATCGCTGACGACTCTAAGAAGAATGGCGTTGCTCCCAAAAAACAAATGGGCAACCGAACTCCTCTTGAAATCATCGCAAAAATCCTCGCAAGAAAGAAAGAATAACCATGACACTGCTCTCTACAAAACCATCATGGCACAGAGGCGAAATCATCGCAACTGAACGTGGTTGGGTAAATCCTCAGAACAATGAAGTTCTGGTAGCCATCGGCAACTTGAAACTGAAGTTGGAAGCTGAAGGTGTGTTGACTCCAGAACCGGTTGCCAAGACCTCCCCTGTTGCAAAGACCGAAAAGGATGTCTCTGATATCGAAGAGGCCATGAAACAAGATTTGGGTGCTGTCGTGGTTACCGAAAACCTGACCACACTGTCTTCAACTCCTGCTCCAGTGAATGAGGTTGTATTGAACATTGGTGGTGAAGATCAGTCGGTTATCGCCGAAGTCGTTGAAGTCAATGTTGTTGCAAAACCTACACCGTTGTCGAAAAAAGCAAAAAAGGAAGCTGCTGCCATGGAAAAGAAACAAATTATCGCCGAAGTTGTCGAAGACATCGCTGGTACTGATGACAAGAAAGTCATCATCGCCGAAGTTGTTGAAGTCTCTTCAAAACCTGTCATCACTGAGTAATCATGGACAGAAAAATCTCGGAGTTCCCGGCTGCATCGGTTCTCCAAGCAACCGACCTTATTCCCGTCATTGTTAATGGCGAGAATAAGACCGTCTCGGTTGGAGTGTTTGGGTTGAATCTCCCAAATTTCGGTAACAAAGGCATCACCAAGAATGCTGTTACGCCTGTCGTTACTGGGTTGGTCATTCCACTCACGAAAACGCTTGTAACCCTTCCCACGGCCTCGACCGACTACACACTACCCAATGGGTCACCCGGCCAAGAAATCACGCTGGTGGCCCTTGCTGCAAGCGTGAGGGTGGTTCCAGCAAGCGGATTGTTTGTTTCATTGTCAATGGGCATTGGATCGTGCGCCACCCTTATCTTTGTAATCGACTCGTGGATTATAAAGAGCTATCACAATTGCAACGTTTATTAATCTGATGTTCAAAAACGAGACCGAATTTCTTCAATTTGCATTCAGCCGATACGACAACCCTCACTTGTCATCGGTCGCTGAATTCGAGGGCGATCTAAAAAGATTTACATATCTGAATAACCTGTTAAATAGATACAGAGAAGATGTAGTCGATTTGAAAGATCGTTTGATCTTGAACCACATCGTCATTCTGGGCAACTGTTTTACAGTACCCGGTTCTATTGACATGCTTCGGTTCAAGATCACGCCCGAGAATGTGTACATCATCGATACGTGCCTTTACTTTTTAGGGCTGATCGATGTCTCTCAAGAAAAGCTCGATTACTACCTGTTGGATATTCTCAATGCATATTAAAGAAGAAACCCCCGTCACAACCACAAACAATAATGGCGGTGGTTTAGTAGAACCTCAGAAACCAATTGCCAAAGACAACCTCTTTCGGCGAGTTAAGTCGCTTTCAGACAAGAAAAAGAAATCTGAATCGAAAATCGAGAAGAGTTAAATACTTGAATATCTCGAAAAAACAGATCACACAATCCCAATCAGGAGTCCTCATTCATGTCATCATTCCAACAATCACCGGGCGTTGAAACCGTCGAAAAAGACGCAGCCGCCGTTACAACTGGCGCATCGTCAACTGTCGGTGGTCACGTAGGCGTCTTCAAGTGGGGGCCTGTTATGACCCCTATGCTTATCTCAAACGAAGACGAAATCGTCAATGTTTTCGGTAAACCAGACGACCTGACCTTTAAGTCGTTTTTCGCCGCTTCAAATTTTCTGGCATACACATCTGCCTGCTGGTTAGTTCGCGCACAAACGGGCAACACAAACGCCGTTTCGTCTGGCACTTCTTTGTTGATCGGTAATGTCGATGTGTATGAAGAGGCTTTCAGTGCTGGTCAAGCTGCGGTAGGCCCTTTCGCGGCTCGCTATCCCGGCACCATGGGCAATTCGCTTCTGATCTCGATGGCTGACGCTGCTACGTTCCCAACTTGGGACTATAGAGGTCAATTCCAATCTGCTCCGGGATCGTCTGATTTTGCTTTGTCAAAAAATTCTACGAACGATGAAGTTCACATTATCATCGTCGATGCTGGTGGTTTGTTCTCCGGAACCCCCGGCTCCGTTCTTGAGAAATTCTCTTTCGTCTCTAAAGCAGTAGACGCAATTTCTTTCGAAGGTCTGTCGAACTATTACGCCAATGTTCTTCGCAATCAATCTTCTTTCGCATACTGGATGGATCATCCTACCGGTGTTACGAACTGGGGCACGCCTGCTGCTAACAAAGTGTTTTCTCCTCTGCAAGACACAATTGCTACCGGGTACGATTTCACATATGTTTTGACTGGCGGAACTGACGACAACGTTCCATCTGACGGCGAACTGCAATTGGGTTGGGACTTGTTCAAGAATGTTGAAATGTTTGACGTTTCATTGTTCTTTGTTGGTAGCGTTACTACAGCTCTCGCGAAGTATGTTGCCGATAATGTAGCAGACACCCGTTTGGATGCTGTTGTGTTTTCAACTGCTGTGACACCCACCGGTGGCCCGATCTACGGTAACTCGTCAACAAAATTGGCCGATGCCGCTACATACAAGACGGCCATGGGCAATTCTACTTACGTAGTGCACGATCAGACATTTAAATACATGTACGACAAATACAACGACAAGTATCGTTGGGTTGCTCTGAATTCTGACACTGCTGGATTGGCTGCTAAAGTCGATTCAACGCATGACACATGGTTCTCGCCTGCCGGGTACACCAAAGGTCAGATCAAAGGCGCTATCAAGCTGTCGTGGAATCCATCGAAGCCTGAGCGTGATGAGCTGTACAAGCTGGCAATCAATTCTGTTGTGTCCTTCAAAGGTGACGGAACGATGTTGTTTGGTGACAAAACTGGTACTCTGAAGCCATCGGCTTTTGACCGTATCAATGTGCGGCGTCTGTTCCTCGTTTTGGAAAAATCAATCTCTCGTTCAGCCAAGTATCAGCTGTTCGAACAGAATGATGCCATCACACGTCTGTCCTTCGTTGCTTCTGTAGAACCATTCCTGCGCGATGTACAAGGTCGTCGCGGCATCGATGAGTTCAAGGTTATCTGCGATGAGTCGAACAACACGAAGCAGGTTCGTGCAGCGAACGAATTCCGGGGAACTGTTTTGATCCGCCCAATTTACAGCATCAACTTCATCAAGTTGACGTTCACTGCGGTAGGCCCGAACGTTTCGTTCGAGATTGCTGCTGGCGTCTAAATAAAAAAGAACGGTAAGTGATTACCGTTCTTTTTGTACAAATTTTCAAGGAAAACAAAAATGGCAAAAATCGATTTCTTCCGCGCACAACTCAAAGGTGGTGGTGCACGCCCTACGCAATTTCGCGTGATTTTGGCTTTCCCAGATTTCGTGCAGGCCAATGGTGCTGTAAAAGCTGGTGAATTCCTGATCAAAGCATCTTCACTGCCTGCTTCAACCATTCAACCAATTGATGTGCCTTTCCGTGGTCGTGCTGCAAAGCTGGCTGGTGAGCGTATTTTTGCTAACTGGAATGTGGTTGTACTGAACGATAACGACTTTCTGATTCGCAATGCGCTGGAGGCATGGTCAAAAGGTGTTTTGGATCACGCATCTACCGGTGGTCGCATAGTCCCTGCTTCGTACACTGCCGACTTGACAGTACAGCAACTCGACCGGAACGACAATCCAATTAAAGAATATAAATTCTCGAATTGTTTTCCACAAAACATCTCCGAAATCGCACTTGACTTTGGCGACACGACACAGATCGAACAGTTCCAATGTGAATTCTCTGTCGATTACTGGGAATCAACTCCGGTTGGCTCTAATATCAATTTGAGCGTCAACATCCCCCTATAAATAGTGCTTTAGCACAAACGTGGGTACTTGATGTCAGCAATTGAAAATAACAAGGAAGATGGTTTTAATCTTTTTGGATTCCAAATTAAACGGAAAGTCGAAAAGAATCTACCAGAATCCTTCGTTCCCGTACAAAGCGATGATGGTGGCTCCCGGATAGAAGTATCTTCCGGAGCTGCCTATAACTCGTTTTCGATTGATCTCGACCCCTCTGCTATCAGGGATGAAGCAGAGCTGATTCGCCGTTACCGCGAGATTTCTCTCGTATCTGATATCGATATTGCGATTGATGAGATCACGAACGAACTCCTGATTTATGACGAATACAAGCCTCCCCTTGATATCGACTTCACGGAAGATTTCGCAAAGACTTACTCCGAACAAACCAAAGAAATAATCAAAGAAGAATTTAAAGAAATTCTGTCTATGATGAATTTCAACACGTATGGCTCTGATATGGTCAAGTCGTGGTATGTGGATGGGCGATTCGCCTACCACAAAGTCATCGATCCTAAGAACCCGAAGGCTGGCATCACTGAACTGCGCCCGATTGACGTTGCAAAGCTGAAGCTGATTGTAGAAATCAAAAAAGAAAAAGATCAGCGCACACAGGTTGACATTGTAAAGTCGCAAGACGAATACTTCCTGTACTCTGCCAAGGGCTTCACGGGCTCTGCTGACCGGTTGGGTCTGAAGATCGCCAAAGATGCCGTGGCCTATGTCACGTCTGGTCAGATTGATCGAAACACCAACATGGTTCTTTCATACCTGCACAAAGCGATTCGACCAATGAATCAGCTGCGCATGATGGAAGACTCTGAAGTTATCTACCGAATGGGTCGGGCACCACAACGCCGTGTGTTCTACATTGACACAAATGGAATGAACCGCACGAAGGGTGAACAACACATCAAGGATGTGATGGCCCGGTACAAGAACAAACAAGTCTACGATGCCAACACAGGCACCGTCAAGGATGACAAGAAACACCTGTCTATTCTGGAAGACTTTTGGCTCCCGCGTGCGAACGGTGGCAAGGGTACTGAAATAACGACCCTAGACG